TGATGGTGCTGATGGTGCTGATGGTGCTTGCTGTGCTGCTGGTACTTGACGATGTAGTGCTGATTGTGCTGATGGTACTGGCAGTTGAGCTGGTGCTGGAACTGGTGGACGATGTGGTGCTGATGGTACTGATGGTGCTTGCAGTTGAGCTGGTGCTGGAACTGGTGGACGATGTGGTGCTGATGGTGCTGATGGTGCTTGCTGTGCTGCTGGTGCTGGAACTGGTGGACGATGTGGTGCTGATGGTGCTGATGGTGCTTGCTGTACTGCTGGTACTGGAACTTGTTGATGTAGTGGTGCTGATGGTGCTGATGGTGCTTGCTGTGCTGCTGGTGCTGGAACTGGTGGACGATGTGGTGCTGATGGTGCTGATGGTGCTTGCAGTTGAGCTGGTGCTTGAACTGGTGGACGATGTGGTGCTTATGGTGCTGATGGTACTGGCTGTGCTGCTGGTGCTGGAACTGGTAGACGATGTGGTGCTGATGGTGCTGATGGTACTGGCTGTACTGCTGGTACTGGAACTTGTTGATGTAGTGGTGCTGATGGTGCTGATGGTGCTTGCTGTGCTGCTGGTGCTGGAACTGGTGGACGATGTGGTGCTGATGGTGCTGATGGTGCTTGCTGTGCTGCTGGTGCTGGAACTGGTGGACGATGTGCTGCTTATGGTACTAGCAGTTGAGCTGGTGCTGGAACTGGTAGACGATGTGGTACTGATGGTAGTGCTGCTTATGGTACTTACAGTTGAGCTTGTGCTGGATGATGTGGTGCTGATTGTGCTGCTGGTGCTGGAACTGGTAGACGATGTGGTGCTTATGGTGCTTATGGTACTGCTTGTACTCGAACTGGTGGACGATGTGGTACTGCTGGTACTCGAACTGGTAGACGTGGTGGTGCTGATGGTAGTGCTGCTGATGGTGCTTGCAGTTGAGCTGGTACTTGACGATGTGGTGCTTATGGTAGTTGTAGTTGTAGACGTTGTGCTAGTAACACCGCTCGCCTCGGTAAAAGTATCCCCGGTTTCTATCCAACTGTTGTATGCTGCTGTTTCTGTGTCGTTTTCGGGTAGGTCAGGTGCCGAATAGACATAGAATATAAGATCCGCTGTTGTTATTCCAGACCATGATCCAGTAGAGTTCCAACACTGATTCCCGGCATCTGTTGGAGAAGAATAATCCTTTGCGACATAAACCTTATTAGTAGCATCCCCATCGGCATAAGTGAGTGTAACGCAGTACGGTGTCGTATTTGTTAGAAGTGGGGCGGTTGGAAAATCAAACGAATATAAAGTATGTGTCGGATCTACCGATACCGTAGAAATATCAATCGGATCAGATGTTGCCAGCGCATCACCTGTTGGGTATCCCCCAGATCCAAACGTGCCAGTATGAGCATATACTTTAGCATACAAATTGCCGGTTGGATTTCCTTCACGCGTTAAATAAAAAGCTACTCGTACTAAACGCTTACCATCCCCAAGAAAACTTTGTCCTGTTTCGTACCCATTATATATATTTGTATTAGTATCGTAATTTGATGTTGGATAAGAATGGATTAGTGCAAGAGAATTATCCGTTACGTTTATGGTGCCGGTATAACTGGAATCCTTGGAATAATTAAAATAAAGTCCAACTTCAACAATTAACCGCTGCCCTTGAGCAAGCACACCATTATCAAAATCACCTGGTGCAATATATGTTCTATTTGTTAAACCACCATCATCGGCTTCAGTATCATCAGTAAAAATATTTGTATTTATTTCACCATCATTGCTACCATCCCCATCACATTTTCTAACCCTTAAACAAAGATAAACATTTGCTTTTGCGTTAGATTCAATGATTCTAAAGGCGGCTTTTATACTTGAATTTGTAACAGGGTTTAAAGCATCCAGTGGTTCGCTTACAAACTGTAGGACAAGAATTCTATCATTAAAGAACATTCTTTCATTTACTTCAAAACTCGTGCTTGCGTTATTACCCTGTGCGTCAATTACTAACTTTCGCCTAACGGCTTCCGATGTCCAAGTCCAATCAGCATGAAACGACGGAGATACATCAGGTGCATTAGTTGGGTCTGTATAGAATCGAGTCGCCATCAGTTACACCCAGCTAAACCCGCAGCTTGTCATGTGCGGATACATTTCGTTTTGAGGAATAGGATACATACAACCCTTGGAAATATTGATTAAATCAGTATAAATAGAGCACTCCGTGTTGCCGGGTTCGCCCCATTTGTTCTCTTTAAATATCGTTAGGTACTGGCAGGCGTGAAAATCAGGCATCCTGGGGATTGTCCTAAGGGGCCAACCGCAATTACCGGGGTTCGGGCAAGCGTCTGCCGGGTGTGTGCAGCATTGCCCGCATTGGTTACATTCCCCGGTTCTTCCGTCCTCGGTAAAGTCAAATGTGATTGTGCCATACTGTGGACTGACAATCTGAATCGTACCGGAAAAACACCTGTTCCTGTTTATAAGAACAGCCGTAGGGATTTTAATCGCATCGTCCGGGCTGTTAAAATCATCCCCGACTATGGGTAAATGGATTAATCGGTTGTCTGTGGTTTCAAGCCAAATCTTGCCCATTCTTTCTCCTACATTTTATATTTAACTGTCCTCCCCAAACGCTATCTTTGGTCTGATGCGGAGTTTGTCATCCTTACGAAGGATCTCGTAAGGACCTTCTTTAAATTTCTCTTTCCAAAGGGTGTCACCAACTTTATCATTCACATAAAACCCGTGAACTTCTGCTTTCCCACCTTCGAACACCCACTCTGCCCATTCTGACAAGGCAATTATCTTGTTTTCTTCAGTGAGTATTTTCCAATTCCGTTCGGGGAGGGGTTTGTGTTTGTAGCCTTTGAGTTTTAGCTCACCTCCACCAGCCTGCATCAAGTGGATGGTGAGACCTGATTGTAGAATATTACGAACTGTTTTCCTCAAGATTTGGTTTGGCATCGTCTTTCTCCTTTATTCCTATTACTTTCCCATCTTCTGCTCGTATTACTTCAAATGAACTATCTTCATCCTTCTCCCTTATCCCAAGAACCAACCCATCTTCTCCTCTCACAACATCAAATTTTTTCTTCCTTCTGACACCACGCATTTCTTGGAATATTATAGGTGCTTTAGCATTATCATCAGATTTTGGAAAATTGATAGCCGCTGGCTCGACTGTTACATTGATTGGTTTATTGATCTCAGACTTCAATGCCGCAACATTCTCGACAAACTGTGATAGTATCATAAGCTGTTTTTCAGATTCCTTTGAGGAAGATTGTCTGGTATTCTGTATTTCTAAAGATAAGAGGGTAAGAATATCTTCCATCTGCTTCTGTACTTTTTCGACATTCTTTTCCTTTTTCTTCTCACCTTCAACTTTCTCCTGAGTTGATTCAGCATCCACCCCTGCTTCATAGACGAGTTCGGGGTACATTTCCTCTTCAGTAGCCTTATCAAGTCTCGTTTGATCATAGTTGCCAATTCCAACTCTCTCAGCAACCCACTTGTTAGACACGCCAAGCTGTTCTGCCATTGGGCCGTGTTTGACACCAAGCAGGCCCCTCGCTCTTGATTCAATGTCGATAAGATCACTGGTTGGATAGGATATTTGGATAAGAAGTTCCGGACGCTTGTCTACATTTTTAAATATAGGCTTTTTCTTTTCAAATCTGACTGCTCTTTGGACTTTGAACGTAGATGGAAACTCGGCTATTACAGATTTAAGATAGAAGATGTTCCCCCAAAAGTCATGTCTTAAAAATCGATCAAAAAAGGCGATTTCGTCGGATACTCGATCAGAGAATGGTCCTCTTGAAGCTTTTACCGAGGAGAATGTGCCAGCAGACGTTCCTGTAAGTATATCTGCCGGTTCATTTAGACCAGAAGCTACCATTTGCAAGATGTCTGTGTCTTCATCTTTTATTTGGGGAAGGGTTGGGGATTCTGCTTTAACCGACATACCTGGAGGGAGAATGAGCCTTCCACCTGGTGTCAACTTAGCCCCAACAGCAGTTTTGCGCTTCTCGTCATCGGTTAGAGTGAGCCAAGTCCTAAATGCCTTGACATCTTCGAAAGAAAATACCCAAACATAAGAACCACTGGCCTTCTTGTGGTCAATCTCGTATTTCTTCAAAATCTCGTAATGATTGAGCCATTCCAGCACAGTACGCAGGTAACTTACTGCCCTGCGTGTCATCAAACCCCTATCCCAACTAACGATAAAACGGTAATATCCCCCGGTTTTTTTGTACTTTTGTGACTTATTTTTGCTTTTTTCTTGCAATTTTGAGTCAAAATCCTTGTGATTTGCTGCTAAACTCACTAATTCTGGGTATCTGGCAACATATATCGAAGGAATCTGCTCTGAAAGCTTGTCTTTTGTTGATCCACCCGCTATTTTCTTTGATTCTTCACCAGTTTTCTTTATATTATAGAACAAAGGCATGGTTGGCTTGCTTGGATGATAGATAATCCCACTGTTAGCGTCTCCACCATAAGCCACTACCCCTGGGTCAACAAAATCAACCTCAACAAACCCATCTTTGTGAGCGGTAAAGCATAGATGCAACTCCCCTTCAATATTGTATCGACCAATCCATTTAGGCCAGTAGTTATATAGCCTATTCCTCTGGTCCAACTCTATCTCTTCTACAGCCTCATGGATTTTATAGACCTCTCCACACGATGTTCCGAACCCAAGACCAGTCAGTCGTCCAACCATACCTCTAACCGAAGTATTTACATGTGGATTGCTGTGGAACTTTGCGAAACATGCTTTCTGAAGTGCGTCACGATCAAGGGACGCATCATCCTCTTTGCCTTGCAGTGAAGAAAAGCCATCTTCGTCTTGCTGTCTACCACTTGTATCTACACTGCTGTACTGCCAAGGTGTTGAGAAGGAGATTCTCTGGAGGACTTCATCGGGAATAGTATCTAAAGCATTTATCAACTCGTCTTGGGACATTTTCTTTTTTGGAACTTGGATTCTTCTCATAATAAATTTCCCTTTAAAGTTAATCCTTTATTTTGAATTATTTAACACTATTATAGTACCATTGTCAATCACCAAATAAGTGAGTCAGGAGTAGGCTGCGTGTAAGTCTTTATTTTCAATGAACAACCCGAAGTTTTCCATCCCTTTGCGGATTCTAAAATCGTCCACACCTTTCAGTCGTGCCCCGTAGAATGACCAACAAAGGGAGAACATGAAATCATCTTGAATACCATACTTCTCAAACTTCTCTATACTTCCAAACCAGCGTTTCTCGGCATCGTGCTCAAATGTTCCCATTTCTTCGTCACGGATGTCCTCTTTCTTACTGCCAGATACTGCAAGCACTGGGCATTTCAATCTGCCTTCTCTTGTCGCTTCGAGTACTTGCTTAAACCCATCCCGTTGACGATCATAAGTTGGGAAGATAGGCTGGAACTCAATGTCCCGCTCTTCGCACCAGTTCTCCATATCCCAAGCGCCATATCGCTCAGAGCAAAGTACGTCAATCCCATCATACTCAGTGTTGGCTTCTTCTAAGATGGCCTTAACTCTGTCACCGCTGTGGTCCTCAATCTTCTCGACTACGAGCAAGCAGTACAAATACTTAGGAGCGGTGAGTGACGTTAAAT